CTCTTTATTATTAAGAGATGAAGTTGGTGGAGCTGCTACAAATCTAATTCCTTCAGATACTCCTCAAGATATTTATGGAATTGTAGCCGATAGAACTGTTGAAGCTTTAAAAGAAGAAGATAGTAATGAGAAATACCACGATAAATGTAAGTACACTAAAAAAGAACTTGCTGAGCAGTGGTTAAAAATAGGAATTAATAGAAAGCTAACTAAACGACCAGTAATGGTTGTACCATATAGTGGCACACTTCACGCATGTAGAGAATATATTGAGGACTATGTAAGAGATGATGTTAAAAATCATGTATGGGGAGATGAATTATTTTTTCCTACTATGTATTTAGCTCGTCTTGTTTGGGCTCAAATAAATAGAACAGTTATTAAAGCTAGAGAAGCTATGGATTGGCTACAAAGAGTAAGTCGTTTAGCTTCTATGGAAGATTTACCTCTTAACTGGAGTACTCCTTCAGGATTTATTGTTCTTCAACAATATAGAGAAGTAAGAAGTCGAAGGATAGAAACAAAACTTGGAGAAGGAATAGTAAAATTATCAGTAGCAACTGATGAAGGAACTAGACTTTCTAGAAGAAGGCAACGCTCAGGTTGCTCTCCTAACTTCATTCACTCACTAGATTCAGCCATGTTATCTTTAGTTACTTGTAAAATGAAGTCTCAAGGAGTTCATCATTTTGCAATGATACATGATAGTTATGGTGTACACGCAACTAACGTAGACCAGCTTTCAAAATGTTTAAGAAGAGTATGTGTAGATATGTTTCAGGAAGACCTCTTAGCTAAATTTAGAGATGAAATTCATGCAATGCTTAGCCCTCAAAACCAAAAGCGTATTCCACCACTGCCTGAGAAGGGAAATTTGGAATTAGATAAGGTTTTAGAAAGTGACTACTTCTTTGCATAGAAAAAAAATTAACCTAAATGTCGTACTTGTACTATTAACCGACACCTTATGATTAAGCCAAACAATTTCAATTCAAATAGGTGAATTATGAAAAATGACAATATAGTTACACCTCAAGGAGTGCTGGTATACCCACACTTAAATAAAGCTGATACTAAGTTCGATAAGAACGGAGTATTCAAAACTGGCTTGAGGTTAAAAAAATCTGTTGCAGAGCCACTAATGAAACAAGTGGAAGAAGCAATAGAAGCAAACGCTGCGGCTGAGACTGAGAAACGTAAGAAACAAGTTAAAGTTGCTAACCCTCCTTTTTCAGAAGATGATGAAGGTAATATAGTTTTTAATTTTAAATTAAAAGCTACGGGTGTTCGTGCTAATGGCGAACAATGGAATCAAAAACCAATTCTTTATGACGCTAAAGGAAATGTTTTTGACCCAAAAGATAAAATAGTTTGGGGTGGTACTACTGCTAAAGTAGCTTTTCAAATCGCTCCATATCATGTTGGCTCTATAGGAGCTGGCGTTTCCCTCCGATTAAAAGCTGTACAAATTTTAAATCTTGTTACTGGTAGCAATGATTCTACTTCTTTTGGTTTTAAAGAAGAAGATGGTTTTGTTGCAGAAACAAATGAAGAAGTTAATGTTGAAGCGAAAGCAGCCAATAGCGACTTCTAAATTCCGTTCAGGATTAGAAGAACGTATAGCTAAACAACTTAAGGATTTAGGAGTCTCGTTTGATTATGAGACTCTGACAATCCATTATACAAAACCAGAAGAGAAGGGACGATATACTCCTGACTTTCAATTACCAAATGGAATTATAATTGAAGGTAAAGGTCAATTTGTAACAAGTGACCGAAAAAAACACAGACAAATACGAAAAGAATTTGGAAGTAAATATGATATTCGTTTCGTCTTCTCAAACTCAAAATCAAAAATAGGAAAAAAATCAAATACTACTTATGCCAACTGGTGTGAGAGATATGGTTTTAAGTACGCAGATAAAGAAATTCCTGAAACATGGATAAAAGAAAAAAATTATGCCTAGACAAACAACAGATTTAATTTTCGTGCATTGCTCAGCTACGAAACCATCAATGGATACTGACATTAAAGACATAGACCGCTGGCACAGAGAGCGTGGCTTTCTTAAAGTGGGTTATCATTATGTCATTAAAAGAGATGGAACTCTTCAGAAGGGCAGAGAACTTATGGAGGCTGGGGCGCATGTTAAGTCATACAACCACCGCTCAGTAGGTATCTGCCTAGTTGGAGGAGTATCTGAAACAGATGTTAATGTAGCAGAAAATAATTTTGAAAAAGAGCAATGGTCTACTCTTTATAATTTAGTTGTAGATTTAAAAGAACAATTCCCTGAAGCAAAAGTAATGGGACACAATGAAGTAAGCTCAAAAGCTTGTCCTTCTTTTAATGTTCAGGAATGGTTGGTTGAAAAAGGTTTAATCAAAGTTGCTAGAATTACTACTGAAGATGAAAAATTAGAACTCGAAGAAAAGCGACAACAATACAGAAAAGAAAATGAGGAGAGATTTGGAAACCAAAGAAAAGAATAATATTTTTATTAGACATGAGGTTTGTCCTGAATGTCGCAAAGTAGGAGCTGATACAACTGGAAATAACCTTGCTAGGTATTCTGACAACTCAGCATATTGCTTTAGTTGTAAGTATGTAGAAAAAGGTAATGATAGTATGGTTGTTTCAATTACAAAACCAAAATCAGTTAAATTTTTAGAAGGTGAATACGATAGTTTACCTAAAAGAAAAATATCTTCTGATACTTGTAAAAAGTTTCATTATCAAGTTGGAGACAAAGTTCATATAGCAAATTATTATAATAAGAATTTTGAACTCCAAGCTCAACATATACGCTATCCAAATAAAGATTTTAAATGGATAGGTAGTATAAAAGATGTTCTTCTGTACGGACAAAACTTATGGCGTGATGGCGGTAAGATGGTTGTTATTACAGAAGGCGAATTAGACTGTTTATCAATTTCACAATATGTTTTTCAGAATAGATTTCCTGTTGTTAGTATTCCTAGTGGCGTACAGTCAGCTTCTAATTACATTGCTGCCAATATAGAATGGTTAGAAAAGTTTGAAAATGTAATTTTCTGCTTTGATAATGATACTCAAGGTAAAGAAGCTGCAATTAAATGCGCTAGTTTATTAACTCCATCAAAAGCTAAGATTGCTACACTTCCTCTTAAGGACGCAAGCGATATGATACAGGCTAACAAAGCTAAGGAATTGGTAGACTGTGTTTATGGAGCTAAAATTTATAGACCTGATGGTATAGTTCAAGGAGATGAAACTTGGGAATTAGTCGTTGCAAAAGACGCTGAAACACAAGTCGATTATCCTTTTGCTGGACTTAATGAAAAATTAAGAGGACTTAGACAAGGAGAAATTGTTACTATTACTGCTGGCTCAGGAATTGGTAAGAGCCAAGTATGTAGAGAGATAGCACACCATTTAATAAACAGAGAAGAAAGTGTTGGGTACATTGCTTTAGAAGAAAGTATTCAGCGTTCCATGAGAGGACTACTTTCTATCTCTTTAAACAAACCTATTCATCTAGAAGAAGTAAGAGATGAAATACCTCTAAAAGAAATTAGAGAAGCATACGAAACACTTCATAAGAAAGTTTTTTTCTACAATCATTTTGGAAGTTCAGACTCCAGTAACTTAATGAGTAAAATAAAATACTTAGTTGCAAGCTGTGGCTGCAAATGGATTGTATTAGACCATATTTCTATTGTGGTATCTGGTATGCAAGATGGTGATGAAAGACGATTAATAGACAACACAATGACACAACTAAGAAGTTTAGTTGAGGAATTAAAATTTGGTTTAATACTTGTTTCTCACTTAAAAAGACCAGTAAATGTAAATAGAGGACATGAAGAAGGTTTAACAACTTCAATGTCTCAACTCAGAGGCTCGGCTGCAATAGGTCAGTTATCTGATATTGTTATAGGTTGCGAACGTAACCAACAATCTGAACACACTCCTAACTTAATGACAGTAAGAGTTTTAAAAAATAGATTTACTGGAGATGTAGGAGTGGCAACACACTTAGAATATGATTCAAACACAACAAGATTAATTGAAGAAGGCTATGACTTTAGACAACAAGGATATGATGGAAGTACAGGAAAACCTGATTACTGAGTTCTTAATAGATTTTTTAGAACATGACCCAGATTATCATTTACTTACAAAAGAAGAACAAGACAAAGCCTTTGGAATTTATAAAATAGTTTTAACTGCAGTACATAAAGCAACTTCTTATGGAAATGTTTTTCCAGTTGTATTTGCAAACGATACTCCTTCAAAAAAGATAGTTGAAAACGCAATACGCAAGTTATCTGAGATTGTACCTGAAGTTGAAAAAGTGACTGTTTCTCTCGTTCATTGAGTTGAACAATCATACACGACACCTCGATTAAACGCTCTCACGCTCAAATATGAGACAAAAATTTATGAAATTAATATTTGATATTGAGACAAATGGACTTTTG